TCAGGCTTTAGCGAGCTATCATAGGCCTGAGCTTTTGTCGCTTCTGCCTGGGTTAGAACTGGCTAATGACTGCTGGAACCTTCTTGATACAGACGGCAGGGGTCTGGCCAAGAAGAAGTATCTCCACAAAGAGCCTGCGGAGCCAGAGGCGGCCTACAAGGAGCGTCTCCATCGTTCGACCTACACACCGGTCTACCGCGACTCTATTCGTGCCTACGCCGGCCTGCTGAACCGGTTTCATACGATCGACCTTCCTCCGAGCATGGAGGAGGCGCAGACCAATATTGACCTCCAGGGCTCCAGTCTTCAGAGTTTCTGGAACCGTTGTGATGAACTCGCCCTGAGAGACGGTGGCGTCTTCATTATGATTGACATGCTTCCGGAAACGGATGCAAATAACTTCATCGATCAGCAGAATGACGGTCGTCGCCCGTACCTGATCCTGGTCGAGCGCAAGGATGTAATCAACTGGTCGGTCGAGTACAAGAACGGTCGTGAGTTCGTTAATCACGCGACCGTCAGACAGATCCGGTCTGTACCTAATCCTTCAGGCTTTGGCGTGACGATCGAGCCTGTCTACTACGTCCTGCGCCCGAATCAGGTCGACATGTATCGACTGGATAAGAAGGACGGCAAGTGGATACAGAGCCGTGTCGGCCAGCCCGTCCGCACCTCTCTTCCTGTCGTTCCGCTCATCTGGTACGGCTCGACCACAAGCAAGTTTGCCCAGGGCGATCTGCCCATGAATGGCCTGGCGGAACTGAGTGTTCAGCACTACCAGATGCGCTCGGACCTGCAGGAGTTGCTGCACAAGTGCGCCATGCCGGTCCCGGTGCGCAAGGGAGCACCTGTCGGCCCCGATGGTCGCCATGCCCCGCTCATCCTGGGCCCGAATACGGCCATCGACCTGCCTGCAGAGGGAGGCGAGTTCGGATTTGCAGAGCCTACGGGACGCAGCATCGAGCGTCACCAGGCCGAGGTTCAGCACCTCGAAATGCTGATGGATCGCTGCGGCCTGAACTTCCTGTACGGCGCCAATATCAAGACGGCCACAGAGGCGTCCCTGAGGGCCTCCCAGGTGGCCTCCCAGGTGGCTGCCCTTGTCAGGAATAAGATGTCTTCGTTCAAGGCCACGATGAGGCTCTGGGCGGCCTATTCCGGTGAGTTCGGTTCGCTCACGAGAGAGTCTGGGATTGCTATCAATGACTCGCTGATCAATCGCCCTCTCGACCCGAGCGGCATCGCTCAGATGGTCAACCTGTACAACACTAATCTTCTTAGCCGCAGGACTGTCCTTGACGAACTACAGCGCGGCGGCGTGATCGATCCAGACCTCGTGATCGACGACGAAGAGGCTCGGATCGTCAAGGAAGAGAACAAGGCCAAGGCCGAGGCGCAGAAATTGGAGGTCCAGAAGGCCGAAGCACAGGCCCAGGCTCAGCCTCGTGGTACCGAGCCAGCAACCCAGAATCCGAATTCGGTAAATATGCAAAAAACTGAGGGAAAACCGAAGACAGGAAATCAGTAAAGAACCTTATGTAATGTTTGTGTCGGGGGAGACTAGTCTATAGTAAGACTGCTCCGCTTCAACATGGTGATCGCTCGAATTACCTTCAAGGAGGAAACGGCCAACTACTGGATCGATCAGGATCCAAAGTCTGACAAGATCAGAACAGTCATTGAACTGGCCTACGAGACTCCTGCTGCATTGGTCGCCCAATTGAAAGAAATCGAGGATGCGATCGTCGAGTGTGTGGCCATCGTGAATGGCCAGATCCTGGCACTCAGCGACTTCATGGTCTGAAATGCTGGGACACGGTCACCTCATCAATTCGCCTGGCGGGTCCTTTCAGTACCGCGTACTGGGGCCCTGCTGTCGGCTCTACGACCGCGAAGAACTGCCGTGGCCGTGCTGTCGGATCTCATGGAAGGGCAAGGAGCCCTCATGGAACAGGGTAGGCCCACGATTTGTCCCGGATCTGGCCGCCTCTCGCTGCCCCAGTTATGCTGTGGAGGCGGTTGACATCTGGGGGCACGCCTGGCCCCAGGTACTGACCCTTTATTATCACAGGCTTTCCAAACAGGAGAAGGATTGGTGGGTGACAAAGAAACCCAAGGAGAAGCCGTATCCTGGACTCCCATTCGTCGCGGCATAAACTGGTCCGAGATCTTGGATCGTCTCGGCCTTGAGTCGCCCGGCTATCTTGAGACCATCGAAAAGATGCACCAAGACGGCCGGATCAAAAGGAAGAAGTGATGGGTTTATTTTCCGAGGTCTTCAACAGTTGCCCCATGCTTGGGGAAGAATTTCTTGGTTCACTCCAGACCAAGGACTTCGAGTGCATGATGGATCGCTACTGGATCTCTCCTGTCGGCGAGATCTTTAGGATCGATGGAAATTTTGATTTCGAGTCGAAGTCGTGGTATGATATTGCGGTGAGGCCTTACCTCAAGACAGTTGTTGCAAGGCTTTACACAATCAAAAACAACAAATTCATAGAGGTACACGCCTTGTTCAGGCTAGGAAAACTGATCGAAGTTGTACCCCAAGACGGGGTGGAATTACCCCAGGATTGAGTTATGCCGGCAGCCCTGACAGGTCTCAAAGTCTATGAATGGAATGTGGAGTTCAAGGATGGCCGAAGCATGGTCACCTCGGGCTCTCATCCTGCAATGATCCATCATTACGTCAGCACATTCTGGCCCGACAGGGAGATCGAAAAGATCACGATGCTGCCGACGAGCGATGGCTGAGTACTTCTGGATCGAGGTCATTGAAGGAATCAGGGTCACGCTTTTCTTCCTGACCGTGCTGATGGCCGCGATCCTGGTACTCCACTGGACTCGCTGACCTGCTATACTGGTCTGGAGTGGCTCCTCCGTCAGGATTTCCTGACAATGGAAGACTAACCGGAGCGCTCACATCCCGGTATTGCCGCCGATCATTTCCGGACTTGGCCGCTAAGTGGTAGCGGTGCTGAATTCTGTACTTACCATTGCTTAAAAAACTGATCTCAGCCTGTGGCATTGGCGCCATTGCTTGTCTTTCCGTTCTTCCCAGCAAAGCGTCAAACTCCACAGTCTGCTCCAGGGCCTCGTACTACGGCCATGGTGACGTTTATCACGGTCGAACCACGGCCAGCGGTGAACGTTTCAATGGTTACGGTATCTCCGCAGCCCACCGTAGTTTCAAGTTCGGCACTCTGCTCAAGGTTGTTAACCCAGTCACCAAGCGCAGTATTGTCGTCAGGATCAATGACAGGGGCCCATTTGTTGCGGGCCGAGACCTTGATCTGAGCTACGGCGCATTTTCCTCTATCGCAAATCCGTCTTCTGGTGTGATCCCCATCTGCTACACGCGGCTGTCCTGATCTAACTTGAAGAACTGTTTAGGGCTGCTATGCTGATTGCATAGTGGCCCTTTTTTAATGGTCGAGATCGTCTTTACTCCTGAAGAAAAGTCGAGGATCTTCGACGAAGGCCATCGAAGACAGTCCTATAACGAGGCCAGGGGGTATGGAGGAAGGAATAAGGCGCCATCCAGGGGCGCTGCATCCCTTGGCATGAACCTGATCGGTGCCGCAGCGGAACTGGCGGTTGCCCGCTATCTAGACATGGAGGAGCACCTGTTCGCTGAGGAGGCTCCCGTACGCGGATCTTGTGACCTCCCTGGTCTTGAGATCAAGTGCAGGAGCAAGCACGGCTACGACCTGCTCGTGCAGATCGATGATAATATCGAAGACAAGAAGTATATTCTTGTCACCATTGCCGACAAGAAAACACTGATTGTTGGCTGGATTGACGGCAAGGACGTTCCAGGCAATGCCGTGGTTAAGGAGTACGTAAAGGGTAGGCCTGCATACGCAGTGCCACAAGGCAAACTACGTGATATCGAGGAGCTTAAGAACCTGCTTAGCAACAATGAGTGAACCGATGAGCTATAGCGATCTCAGGATTGATATCGCAAAACAGGCATGGTCGATCTGGTGTCCTACTCGACCACTGCCTGCAGTGCCTCCTGAGTTCTATAACATCGCTGACTATGCCATCAAGGCCGTCCATGGGAATGTGGATAAGATGATCAGTGAGACAATCAAAGGAAGGCTTGAGAAATTGCTGCCACCAGAATGAACCGAAAAGAAATTGAATCTTTAATTGATTCTAAAATCAGACTGCATGAATTGCGCGTGGCGGTTTTGTCGGGTATCCTTGGGCTGGCCCTGATGGCCGGGACTTTTCATGCTATTGGACTGCTGAACCATGCCAGACACCAGTAATCTCACTCCTCTTGAGTGGGACGAACTGCAGGCCCTAAGAAGGGCTATTTCCGCCTACCCGGCTTCGGTTCATCCTGACAAGATGGAGCGGTTTACAGAGCTATTTGCACGCACACTCCAGGGCAAGGGAGACAAGATCTATGTGTGAAAAAAGTGCAACACTTCGCTTTGAAAGCGAACTATTTGAACATTTACAAACAGAAGAGGTAGTGGTTTGCTACAGCCATGAATGCCTCTGGATCGATTCGACAACTGCCGACTCTGCTCCTGAACTGCCATACTCAGAGCGGTATGAGTTCGATTTTGGCTCGCCAGAAATGGCATATGCTGCTGCCACGGCGATTATCGAAATACTAGAAGAGTCCATGCCTGGCATAAAGCAGAAATCATTACAGGTCAGCAAGATCAGGAAGTACTAGGAAGACTCATGCATGAGCAATGATCGCAGAACATGGAACACTCCTGTCCGCGAGGACTGGAATGCTCCGATTCATCATTGCTTAAAAGCAATAGACATTCATGTCTCTCTTTACTTGAAGACGAGAGATGAATGGCACCTTGAGAAGGCAGAATTCCTCCGAATGTATCTCCACGAACTGAAAACGTGGATACACAAGGAGGAATCTTTACCCCGTAATCGATTTTAGCCTCTGGAAATACCGTAGCCCAGAGGCTACGCTATGGCTCTCAGGCTTCTTGTCTGGCGTATCATTCCATTTGATCACCAGATCTTGACGGAAAGGACCTTTCTCGAAGGACACATGAAAGTTCTGTTCGGCGGCCAGGCTCACGAGTTCGCGAACCGTACCACTGTGTTTCAGTCGCTCATGAATCAGTAGCTCAGGCCTTTGGTCGTATAGCTCGCCGTAGGCGTTATAGTCAGACATTGATTTATTTTTTCTGGACTATTTTGCCAGAACTATTTCCTTTTCTTCTTTTTGCTTGCTTCGGCCTGTCGAAGCGACATAGCGATAGCCTGTTTCTGAGAGCGTCCTTCTTTCACCATCTTCCCGATGTTCTTACTGATCGTCTTTCTGCTGTAGCCCTTCTTCATCGGCATGATTTGACTCCAGGTGATCGAGCATTAGGATGTAAGTAATGGCTGCAGCAGTTCCGGTAAGAACGATAG